AAGAATTGGTCAGGTGTCGTGTTTGGATTGAGAATGCTCTTGCTTACGGTGACGGTACTCATACTTTTGACGATGTGGCTCGTGGCGTTTTGCAAGGAACTCATCATTTATGGCCTTTGCCGAATAGTTGCGCGGTGACAGAATTTGTGGTTTATCCGCAAACAAAACACTTTCACGTTTGGCTTGCTGGAGGTACACTCAATGAAATTTTAGAGTTAAATGAGCCATTTGCTCAGTTTGCCAAGGCAAATGGCTGTACCGCGATGACTATTGCTGGCAGACCGGGATGGGAAAGAGCATTAGACAAATTGGGCTGGGGATTCCAGTTCACAACGCTTAAAAGGGAGATTTAAATGGGCGGCGGCGGAAAAGGTGGAAAACAGACCACCACAACAACAATTCCAGAGTGGGTCAGGGAGCCAGCAGAGCGTAACATTGCTAGGGCAGAGACTGCTCAAAAAATCGGCTACATGCCATATTATGGCCCAGATATCGCGGCCTTCAATCCAACGCAGAATGCGGCATTTAACGCAAATATTAGCGCGGCGGAAGCGTTCGGATTGGTTCCTCAAGGATCGTTGACTGCATTTCAGGGCATGGCTCCGGCTCCAACAACATATGCTGGCGGGATACAGGCATATTCATCTGGCGATTTATTTGATCAGGCGCTCGCTGAGTTAGAGGCAAGACGACCGGGTCAAGTTGCTCAGTACAACAAACTGTTCGTTGATCCATTTACTGGAGATCAACCAGCTCCATTAGTTGAGCAAGACGAGACATCAGGGAAGAGACCGTATACTTCACTAATGCTACACAATCAGATGCCATATGGCATGACGTATAGAACTGGGCCAATGGGCAATAATATCAGCGGATATTATCAATATTAAGAGGAAACAAATATGGCTGGCGCACCACAAGGTGGAATCGGAAACGTAAATCAGGCGGCGGCAACAGCTGTTCTAAACGCTGGATTGTCTACTGGACAGGACATGTTTTACGGGCCTCAGCAAGTTCAAGCTGGGCAGTTGGCGACGACAGATTACGCGCCATACATGAATCCATATACGCAAAATGTTATTGATGCACAGGCCGCTGATGTTCTTAGGAATGCTCAAATAGGACTTGGCAACTTAGGCGCTCAGGCTCAGGCCGCAAGGGCGTTTGGTGGATCGAGGCACGGCATTGCCGAGGCAGAACTTGGTCGAGGCGTGACAGAAACTTTAGGGCAACAAGCATCAGCATTAAGAGCGCAAGCATTCCAGAATGCACAAGCAGCGGCACAGCAAGATATTGCAAATAGACTTGCCGCAGAACAGTTTAATGTCCAGTCTGGATTATCTGGTCAGCAAGCTCGTTTGGCGGCAGCTGGTCAATTAGCGGATATCGGGAACATTGGTTTCGGAATGGGGCAGAAGATACAGCAGAACTTAATGCAGCAAGGCGCATTACAACAGGGCGTACAGCAAGCATTAATTGATGCTGCTAAACAGCAGTACGCTGGATATACAAGTGCCCCAGCAACAACTATTAATTACGCAAGTAATGCTTTACAGGCTGTACCGCAGGGCGGTGGAGTTACTCAAACAACGAGCGGCAGTCCGGGCCTCTTTGGAATGCTCTCATCAATCGCAAGTCTCGCATCAGGGATCCCAGCATGACGCCAGAAGAACTTGAACGACTAAAAATGCTGCTGTCTATGTCGCCTCAGTCGGCATATCAGGCTCCGGGAACTGCTGGATACGTTCCGTTTAATGTTGCTGCACCTATAACACCACAGCAAGCGGTGGCTCCGATTCAGAGGGCGCCATCGATGCCGATGCCTATGCCAGCTGCCCCATCGATGGAGCAAGCAATGGGAGGAGGCGCTGTTGGAGGTTTAGGCGGATTAAGGAAGATTCCGGGACTGCTGGAAAAGTTAAAGAGCGCAACTGGCCCCGGCGTTACATTCAGGGATAACTTACTTGGCAGCAACTACATTCGAGGCGCTGCTATCCCACAGAATCCAAACATTGGATTGCCAAACAATGCGTTTGGAATACAAGGAAATATCGGGAGCATTGCTAGACAGGTGATGCCAATGAGGTTTAGCGGAAACTTATTTGGATTTTAGATATGGAATATACCGATCAAGCAACAATCCTTGAGAATCAAAGACGAGAAGATGAGTATATAAAGGCTCAGATTAAGGCTGCTAGGCAAGAGAAAGCCGCACAGCAAGCTCGAGACGATGAGATTACTCGAAGAATGCTCAATCGTAGTAGAGGCCCGGCTCCAATGTCGGCTACCGACCAGAACTTGCAATCCTTAATCAATCGTGGAGGATTATTGGCTCCAGCGTTTGATGAGACTGGAAACGTTATCACGACTACAAACGTTACGGCTCCGACTGTTGATCTATCGAATATTCCTGTATTTGAAGATATAGTTGTGACTCCTGAGAGGCAATATTTTGAGTATAGGGATGCCCCAGAGCGCCCGGGCGTAAATTACGTCGATCGAGGAAACATTGATCCGTCTCCAGTCATGACGACTGGCATAGGACTGCTTGGCCCTATCGCAGATAAGGTGATGCAAAAGAGGTTCTCTCCGAATGAGTTGCAAGGCGTTCCGAGCGGGGGCAGCAACATTAGGACGGACGGTCGAGTTACTGATGGTGCTCTATTAAGCCAGCAACCATACTCTGGCGTTGTAACAAATCAGATGGTTCCAACTGCTCCGGTAAGGGGAGCAGTTTCAATGCCGCAAAGACAGCAAATTGATCCTACGCAAATGAACGCTCGTCAGGCAATTGATTTAAGTGTTGTGCCAAACATGCCGCCTCCAAATATACAACGGCAAAACATTGTTGCAGATGCGCCTAGAGCTGGATCAAATGTCGGAAACTTAGAACGTTTGGCAAAAGCGGGATCATTATCTACTAAATTTGATGGTGCTGCTGCAACTCAAGATGAAGTTGTCGATCAGGATCGCAACTTAAAAGCTGGGAACGCTGTTCTTAGTGAATATGCTAGAACGGGTGCGGCAGATCCAAATATGGCTAGAGCGCTTAGTGATGCGTTGGAAGATTCGAAAAAAGATCCTAGCGATCCATACAAGTGGCAGAACTTCTTTGCTAGTGCCGCGATCGCGTTCGATAATTTAAGAATGCCATCAATGCGTAATCCAGCGTTAGTCAAAATGATGGCAGATAGGATCCAATTTAACAGAACTCTGGTTAAGAGCGCTCGATCGGCTGATTCAATAGCATCAATTGGAACGCCAAAAGCACAAATGCTTGCACAAGCGGTTAGGGACGGAACAATAACTGTTAAAGATGCATTCACTGCTCTTTACAAGAACAAGTCGCAGTTCCAAGACATGCTCGATCTCATGCAGAATGATCCAGCCAACTTTGCGAAGATTGCGCCATACATTACTCCGGGATACGGCGAAGGCAATGCTGCAATTCTTAAAGAAGTAATGAAGCAAAGAACAGCGTTAAGTGAAAAAGCAGATACATCAAAAGGTTTATTTGACGGGATATCGAGAATCCAGCGAGTGATCGATGATTTCAAATCTGAAGGATATGAAAGCGGCCCGTCAGCAGAGATGAAGAAGAGAATACTTCAGACTCTTAATTCTTATGGATTAGAGTTTAACGAAGGATTCTTGGAGAAAGCTCAAACATTTGAGGCAGCGTCAAATTTATTAGTTGCAGAGCAGTTAAGGCAGAACAAAGGCCCACAGACTGATTTTGACGCTCTGTTTACGCAATCATTTGTTCCTAGTCTTAAGAATTTCGATGAAGCAAATCAAGAAATGATTTCTTACATGAGTTCTGTTGCCTTGGCCGACATGCTAATCAATCAAGCCGCTCAGGATGTAAAGATCAGTCAAGTAAATCCAAACCAGTCTCTAGAGGAAGTGTATCGCATCAATGCTTTGAAGAACGACAAAGATTTTGCAAAAGTTGTTAAAGTTCGTGATGCGTCAGATGGGCAGCCAGCCAAGTTTTCTACTTTTGAAAGTTTTGTCACTGCTTACAGAGATGCAGATAGCAATGCTGCCGCAATTGATATTATTGAAGACTGGATGAAAACAGTAGCTAAGGCAAGAAAATCTCTAAAATCAAAGGCTCTATAAATGGCTAATTTTGATCCTGACGCATGGCTCAAGGGCGAGCAAGAGAATGCTAAAAACTTTGATCCGTATGGACAAAGAGAAGCAGAAGCTCAAGTAGATACAACAATCGCAGTTGATGCTGCACCTAATCAGCAAAAATTTGATCCAAATGCGTGGCTTGATCAGCAGAAAACTGGCATTACTTCAGATTCTCAAATGGAGTATTACAATCAGGGATTCGAGGTCGTTAGCAAAGATGTCACTTATCCTGATAACGGCAAAATAATGTTTAACAGAGACACGGATCAACTTATCTTTGTCTCTGATAAAGGCGTCATCACAGACCGAAATGTTGTTCAAGGTTTGATGGACAGACCGGGCGCAGATCCATTTGAGGCGCAGAGAATGAGTGAGCAGTTGCAAGGTCGAGGCGGCGAAGCTTTTGCTTTAACAGCTGCTGAGTCTTTGCCATACGTTGGTGGATTTATTCCTCGGGCGGTTGATGTGTTTAGACGCGGATATGAGTCTCCAGAGATGAGGGCGGCTCAGGAAAGTATGGGATTTGATTTAGATCCTAATGCGCCAAAGTCAAGCGAACTTATTTCTCAGTTTGCTGAGGAAAGTCCGGGCCTAAGTTTGGGCGCAAAAGGTCTTGGTCTGCTTGGGCCAACTGGGGCAAGCTTGGGACTAAGAAAAATGCTTGGGAGCACTGCTGGACAGTTCCAGCCAAGATTTACTTCCGGAAGCAAGTGGGATCCTTTAAAACGAATTTCATATCAGACTGCAAGAGGTGCAGCTGAAGCTGGACCAGAGTCTGCAATTTACGAATTTGGTCGAGCATTTAGTGCAGCTGACCGAGGTGAGTTTGATGTCGGTGAGGCGATACAGAGGTCAAAAGAGTCTGGGACGTTAGGCACAGGAGCTGGAGCAGGTCTTAGCGGTAGCGCTGCTCTTATGGGTGAGCTGTTTAATAAATACAGAAACAGGGCATCTGTAACATCACTTGCGCCAGCGATACAAAAATCTTTTGGTTTTTCACCAGAGACATCAAAACTAATTGAGCAATCAATTGCTGAAGGATTGGATCTAGAGCAAGCTGGTCGAAGACTTCAACAGTTAAGACTTAGAGGTGGCGTCAGTGATGCGACAATTGCTGATGCAGACGCAGCTGCTGCTGTGCTGCTAGATGCTGCTGCATCGGCGACTCCTCGAGCACAACAAGAGGCAAAAAGAATAGTAGGCGAGAGCGCTGAAAGGGCTGGCGAAAGAGCTGGCCAGATAATGGATCAGTACTTTGGCAAGCAAATTAGTCCGCTAAAGGATCCGATAGACGAAATAATGAAGCGGTCTAGAAAAGAGAGATACAACGCATACTCAAATGCGTACTCTCAGAAGATCAATTATGACTCTCCAGAGGGCCAAGAGCTAATATCCATTCTTGAGGATCTCAATAGAGTAGATCCAAACTTTGTTAAAGGAATCAGCGGAAGAATCGATTTTCTTGGCGCGTTTGATCCAGATAACATTAAAGCGCCATTGTTTCAAGATGTCTCTATTGTTGGAAAAGATGGTTCTATTAAGTACGATCGAGCGCCCAGCGTAAAAGCTTTGGATTTGATCAAGAGAAAAATCAATGACATGGCATATACGCCAGACGTTGATCAAACCGAAAAAGCAGCTCTAGTCGAACTGTCAAGAAGATTAAGGACTGCTTTAGGAGATGCTGTCCCTGAGTATAATGCCGCAGCTAAGATAGGCGGTGATGCCATTATGAATAGGATGGCTTACGAGGCCGGAGCAGATATAAACAAGACTCCGATTAGTGAAGTATTTAGATTAGCAAGATCATCAAAGGAAGCTAAGTCTGGTCTGAGAGAAGGCGTCAGGTCAAACTTGCAGAGAATGATTGATACTGCAAAACGTCCTCCTTCGACGCTTGATGCTGAGGAAATATCTCAAGCAGTAAAGATGTTAAGAGATACATCATCTAAGGATTACCAAACAAAAGTTAGGCTAATTCTTGGCAAGAAAGAAGCCAAGGAGTTCTTTGATAAATTGGACGGAATCAGAGCAAAATTACAAACAAAATCTTTGGTTGGAACTGGATCGGCAACAGCGCTTCGTCAGCAGAACATTAGATTTATTGATGACATAACAAATCCAGCGTTGAAAGAGGCAGTCGGATCAGTATTTACAGGCGAGTTCCAAAAAGGATTAAGGCAAGTCAAAGATGCTCTTGGTAGCGGAGATCCAAAAACTAGAGCAAAAATTGCTGACGAAATGATTGAGTTCTTGACTGGAGTCAACATTAACAGAAGATCTCCAGAAATGGCAATCTCCAGATTGAAGCAAATTAAAAAGGGCAAAGTAAGTGAAAAAGACATCGCATTTATTGCATCGTCTTACTTGAGGACTTTCCTCGCTCTACCATTCGCAAGAGAATTCTCTAGAGAATCTGATCTTAGGAAATAAAATATGAAGCCAGAAAAGATGGATAGATCAACGATCGAGGGCGTAATTAGAGACGCAGTACAAGACGCAGTCGACTTTATTGAGAGCGAGATTGCTGACGATCGAATTAAGGCTCAAAGATACTTTGATGGCGAAGTTGATATTGGCGAAGAAGACGGACGATCAAAAGTCGTCGCAACAAAAGTTCGAGACACGGTTAGATCAATTAAGCCGAGTCTCATGCGCGTGTTCTTATCAACCGACAGGTCGGTCGAGTACACGCCTCAAGGCCCGGAGGACGTAGCAGTAGCGCAACAGGCAACACAGTACATGCACTGGGCATTCAATGAACTCAACGGCTATAAATTGCTGAATGATGCGTTCCATGACGCGATGGTTAAGAAGGCCGGGGTTCTTAAAGTTTATTGGGACAAATATACCGATGCCGAAACGTACTCATATACTAATCTCACGGATGAAGAGTTTGCTGTCATTGTTAACGATGATGATGTCGACGTTATTGAACATTCTCAGGAAATGTCAATTGTTATTGATGACATGGGAATGGAAGTCGAAATGCCAGAGCATTCTGTCACGATTAGCAGAAAGACTGAAAAAGGGAAGTTAATGGTCGAGTCTGTGCCACCTGAAGAGTTCATGGTGGACAGAAATGCTCGATCAATTGACGACTTTTATGTCGTCGCACATCGTACAGAGATGCGCGTATCTGACGTCGTAAACATGGGATACGATTTTGAAGAAATCGCTCAATTAGACGGAATCGGATCGAGTGACACATACTCAGAGGCCGAGGACTTCGAGCGTCGCGGATATCAGATGGAAGAAGAGGAGCACACAGAGGATCTGTCAATGCGACTCGTCGCTATCACCGAGGCGTACATGAAGATGGACATCGAGGGCACAGGAATTGCCCAGATGTACAAATTCACACTTGGCGGCAGTAACTACAAGCTGCTCGATTACGAGCCATTTGGCTATGTGCCATTTGCTGTATTTGAAGTCGATCCAGAGCCACATGCATTCTTTGGTCGGTCAATCGCAGATCTCATCATGGATGATCAGGATGCGTCCACAGCAATGTTACGAGGTGTCCTTGATAACGTGGCATTGACGAATAATCCAAGGATTGGCGTTGTTGCAGATCAGGCCAACATGGATGATGTACTAAACAACGAAATTGGCGGGATTGTTAGGATGAAGAATCCTCAAGCGATTGTGCCGCTTGCAGTGCCATTTGTGGCCTCTCAGACGCTTCCAGCGCTCCAGTATATGGATGACTCCATTGAGACCAAAACGGGCGTTTCTAGGGCTTCTATGGGCCTTGATCCGGACGCATTGCAGAACACTACTGCTACAGCTGCCCAAATCACAAAACAGGCTGGAGCTGCTCAGGTCGAGGTTATGGCGCGGAATCTTGCCGAGGGCGGCATGAAGCGTCTATTTAAGTTAATGCTCAGGCTCTTTGTTGAGAATACCGACGAAGAGAAAATGATGCGGATGAATAGCCAGTTTGTGCCAGTTGATCCTCGAGTATGGAACACGAGCATGGACGTCATGTGTAACGTTGGTCTTGGCACAGGCAAAGAGGACGAGAAGATGGCTGTTCTGCAACAGGCGCTACAGCTGCAAATGCAGATCTGGCAGACATACGGCCCCGGCAACGGTCTCGTTACAATGACTCTTATTCGCAACACACTGGCTGACATGTTGGCTATTGCTGGCGTCAGAAACAGTGACAGATATTTCTCACCGATGAATGAGCAGTTCGAGCAGCAGCTGATCATGATGAAGCAGCAGCAAGCAGCGATGCAGCCCAAGCCGATGGATCCGGGAGCGGCAATGGTACAGGCCGAGCAACTTAAGGCTCAGGCCAAGGCCCAGAGCGATCTCGCTAAAATCCAGATCGATGCACAAAAAGCTATCGCTCAGGACGATCGAGAGCGCGACAAGATGGATCAAGATCTACTCGTTGAGGCTGCTAAAATACTTGGTCAATATGGCACACAAGTTGACGTGGCAAACATCCGCAAGGCGCAGCAGGAGGCAAGATATCCAGATGAGCGCCCAAGCGAAGCTGTTACTGGCGGTAGATTCTAATGGCTGGTGTAAAAGATAAAGCGGCAAAGATTAGACGGCTCCAAGACGATCCAACATTCAAGGAAGTCATGGAAGGCGTCAGGATGCTACAAGTTAGCATCTTTATGGATCCGGCTTCAACTACTGAGGCTCTGGATGAGGCGCACGATATTATTCGTGCATTGAGTAAAGTCGAGGATTACATCAACACTGTTTTGGCAGACGAGGCAGTCTTCGACAAAAAAGGGAGATAAAGCACCGTGGCAGACACGACTGAAAACTCATTCGATGGCAGCATCGAGGCAGCAGTTGGTTTAATTACTCGTCCTGAAGAGCCAGAGACAGTTGAGCAAGAAGAAATTACAGAATCTGAGGATGTATCTCCAGAACTGGAAGCATCGGAATCAGAGGATGTTGATGACGCCGAAATCGACGACGGCGAGGAAGATGAAGTAGAAGTCGAAATGTCGGACGATGACGAGGCAGATGACGAAGCCGATCAAGAAGCCCCAGTTCTATATACCGTCAAAGTTGATGGTAAAGAGGAACAGGTAACGCTTGAGGATCTACAGCGAGGTTATTCAGGCCAGAAGTACGTCCAAAAAGGGATGCAAGAGGCAGCTGCTCAGAAAAAACAAGCTGAGGAGGTTTACTCTGCATTGCTAGCCGAACGGCAACAACTCGTTGACATGTATCAACAAATGCAACAAGGGCAGTTCTTGTCCAAGCCGAATCCACCATCGGAAGAACTACTCGCCGAGGATCCAATCGGATACATCGAAGAGAAGGCGCGATACGATAAGGCTGTGGAGCAGTACAATCAGCAACAGGGCAAAATGAGCCAGCTCATGCAGCAAAGTGAGCAAGCTCGAGAGCGCGCTGTTCAGGCGTATTTGCAGCAAGAAATGCAAAGCTTGGCAAATGTTATTCCTGAGTTTGGTGACGCCCAAAAGGCATCTAAACTTAAGAACAAATTGATCGATGGTGGCCAGAATCACTACGGCTACACGCAAGAAGAAATCGGTCAAATCATGGATCATCGAGCAATCCGGGTTTTGAATGATGCGATCAAGTACCGCGAGATAGTCGCTGGCAAATCGAAGGCCGAGCAAAAAGCTAAGGGCGCGAAACCAGTTATCAAGCCGGGAGCTAAGAGAGCACAGAATCCAAGCCGTAAAGCAATGGATAAGCAAAAGGCTAGGCTTAAGAGAAGCGGTAGCATCGAGGATGCACTCGCTTTAATTGTTAATGAATAACTTAATGAAAGGATGCCATCATGGCTCAACCAACCAATACATTCGATAGCTACGATGCTGTCGGCATCAGAGAAGACCTCTCTGATATCATCTATGACGTTTCACCAGAGCAAACTCCTTTTTACTCAAAGTGTAAAAAAGTAAAGGCGACTAATGTCCTACATGAATGGATGACCGATTCTCTCCGTTCGTCAGCGACTAATGCTCACATCGAAGGTAATGCAATTACTTCAACTGCACGGACAGCAACGACAAGGCTAGGAAATTATTCTCAAATTTTCGTTGACAGCGTTTCTATTCCAGATACTGACGCTGGCCTTAAAAAAGCTGGTCGCGCATCTGAAATTGCGTATCAAATGTTGAAGGCTGCAAAAGAGCAAAAGCTCGATATCGAGTCCGCGCTTTGGGCATCACAGGCCCGCGTTGCTGGAAACAGCACAACGACTGCACGACGTCTTGCTGGTGTTCCAGCATGGCTAACAACAAACACAAGTTTTGTTACTGGCGGTGTTACTGATGGGGCTGACCCCAGTGGAGATGGGACTGACACCAGAACAGACTCATCCGATCAGGAAGCTTTTAGCCAAACTAAATTTGACACAGTCATGCAGTCAATCTGGGAGAACGGCGGTAATCCAAACACTGTTTACCTCTCAGCATTCCAGATGAACAAGGCTCTTGATTTCACAGGAATGAACAATCAGCGTTCAACGATTGGTGCATCAGTTGGTGGAACTAACAGTGTCATCAACGCAGTTGACGTTTATGTGACTCCTTGGGGCACAGTCAACTTCATGCCATCTCGTGAAAACCGCTCTCGTGACGTATTCATCATCCAAGATGATATGTTCAGCGTTGCAGTTCTTCGTCCAACCAAGAACATTGAGTTGGCGAAAGACTCAGACGCAACACGACGCGCTGTTATCACTGAACTGACGCTTGTCTCAAACAATGAGAAAGCATCTGGTGGTGTCTTTGACTGTACAACATCTTAATCGATGTATGGGGGGCTTTATGCCCCCCCTTTTTTTAGGAGATTAGTTTGAGCAAAATCAAAGAAGTTGTGCATCATGACGACGGGGGAGACACCTTAACGGTGGAGACCGTATATGACAATGAGCCGACGTTAAATCAGGTAAAACACCTAAAAGATGCTGGATTCGATCAGCAAAGAGGTGATAATAGACTCGTTGGCCGGATACCTCTGCACATTTTGTCGCAATGGTTGAAGGAAGCTGGCGTTGACTGGTCTGATCATGGAGCAGCACAGGAAGTGATTAAACGAAAAATCTTATCCGGTGATTTTGCCAAATTTAGAGTTTGGGAAGGAACGTTCTAAATGGGACAAACAATCGTAAACTGGGCCTTATTGTCCGTCAGCGCTTTAATAGGTTTTTTTGGACACTTGGCGTGGATGGCTATCAGAGACATCCAAAAGGCTCAGTCTCGATTGCAAATGAGAGTTAGCGAAGTCGAGATACTCGTCGCTGGTGATTATTTGCGAAAGCAAGAATTTGAAAAGTTTGTCGATCGCGTCATCTGCAAACTCGACGCCATCGACGATAAGATCGATCGAAAGGCGGATAAGTGAATGAGTTTATTCAGCTATGGCCAATCATCTCGGCACTAGGAATCTTGGCCGCGATGCTTATCAGTTTCCGCAGTGAGACTCTTCTTAGACTGAAACATTTAGAAGAGAAAATAAAAACCTTATTCGATCTTTGGAATGGCAAAAGCAAATAAAGAGATTGTTCGCCCAATTCCGAAGCGAACAAAGCTAAACAAGAAACAGCGTCAGCGTTTGCTGAAGAAGTCGAACGCCAAGCGCTCATTGTTCCGATGAAAGACTTTGACATAGCGAAGGCGCTGGCTAGTTTAGTCCCAGTTCTTTTAGCCGCTATGTGGTGGGTCATTTCTTCTATTGGCGAGATACGTTCAGACATTCAGCTGATCCGCGCCAACCAAATGCAACTTATTAGTCCGAACGGCGAGATTGTTCCAAGCCCGGGCAATGCATTTGCGCGCCAAGAACTAAAAGAGGAAATGCTGGAGCACATTCACGATCTGAAAGTTAGAGTTAAATTGCTAGAAAGGCAAGGTGGAAATGGTAGCTAAAAAATATCAGAATCCAAAAGGTGGTTTGAACGAAAAAGGCCGCAAACACTTTGAGGCGAAGGATGGCGGCAATCTGAAGGCGCCAGTCAAGTCTGGAACAAATCCTCGACGTGTTTCATTCGCCGCACGATTCGCTGGCATGAAGGGGCCGATGAAAGATTCTAAAGGCAGGCCAACTCGTAAAGCATTGGCCCTAAAAGCATGGGGCTTTGGCAGTGTCGAGGCCGCAAGAAATTTTGCTAACAGACATAAGAAGAAGTGACATGGCTAAAAAAGGACTCTACGCGAACATACACGCTAAACGTAAACGAATTGCCGCTGGAAGTGGTGAAAAGATGAAAAAGCCGGGGACAAAAGGTGCACCAACAGCAGAGCAATTTAAAAAAGCCGCAAAAACAGCAAAAACGCCGAAAAAGAAAAAAAACTCCAGAGCAGCAACGTGACCACCACTTAAAACATAAATACGGCATAGTCTTTTCTGACTATGTTGAGATGGCGTACAAGCAGAACAACAAGTGCTCCATCTGCGGGATGGACGGCAAAGATACTGGCAAGGGAAAATTATACATTGACCACTGCCACAAGACTGGCAGAATAAGAAAACTGCTATGTCATAACTGCAACAGCAGCATAGGTTTGATTGGTGATGACCACAAACTGGCATTCAGGTCAGCATTTTATTTAATTAAGTTTCATGTGAAACACATATGTTTGGACTTGGCACAGAAGTTATATTGGCTATTGGCGGTAACATCGTCGGCGTCATATCTGGTCTTGTGGCGAATAGCCAGAAAAGTAAAGCAGATCATCAAAAAATGCTGATGGAGCGTTTGACGTTTGACGTCGAGCGCATGAAGGCACAGTCCGAAATGTCAAACAAAGAGTTCGAGCTGCGGTCAAAGGATCGGTTCTCGAGCATGACTAGGCGCGTGTTGGTGTTATTCTTCATGATCATGATCGCCGTGATTAGTCTGGCTCCAATGTTAGGGACGGTTGATATCGCTGTTCCTGTAGAGATGAAAAGTGGCGGTAAATATTTATTGGGTCTGATCGATACTAGCAAGACTTGGATCGAATGGCATACAATCAAAAATGCAGTAATGTTCCGGGAGAACTTCGACACTATTTTGGTGATGATTTTCTCATTCTATGTTGGCAGTTCAGCTGTTAAGAGGTGAAAATGAAAACTTGTCCTACCTGTCCAAATCCTAGAAGCTGCATGGCAGCTGGCAAATGTCTAATGAAGGCAATGGTCAAAACAAAAAGGCCAGCTGCTAAAAAGAAGAAATAATGCCGCTCGTTAAAAGCAAATCTAAGAAGGCATTCAAGAAGAACGTCGAGGCCGAAATCAAAGCTGGCAAGCCGCCTAAACAGGCGGTCGCAATCGCTTACGCTGTAAAGAAGAAAGCTTCGAAGAAAAAGAAATGATCCCCGGACGCATCCTTGGCGCGCTCTGCATTGCGCTAGTGTGCCAAGGCTGTTCCATTATGACGGCCAAGAGGATCGTGGAGAAGCTACAGGAGCCGTCAGCGCCTATTTATAACATTACCTACGAATGTCCGGCTATGATGCCGCAGACGGTCTTAGAGACCGTCCGGGAGTACATCATCATAGATGCTGAGATGGATCGTCACTTTGAGGAGTGTGACTTAGAAGTGGACTGTTTCCGGCCTTAGCCGAAGTGTTTTGCACACTCCGGGCCAATGCCAGTCTTGATACTGTCTGGATGAGTAAGAGTGCGATTGCAGCGGCAGCAACGGCCCTCGTGCATGATCTCGAAACCGTCCATGTCTCGGCGGTACAACTTCATCAAAACCCACTGTAGCGCTTTAAAACTAGGGGCATCAGGCTTGCCTTTTTTACCAGCGAGCAATGGATCAGCGTCAACTGGAAGCGCGTACTCTTTAAGGAATCCAATATACTGACTAGCCGCCCAGTCTTGATTGTCCGGGCCAGCAAGAACGCGCACAAAGTATGGAGCTGCGTCGCGCTCTCTCTCGCGTTTAGCTTGAGTCACTTTGTATGTGAAATGCTTATCAGTCTTGAGAGACTTGATAGTGAAGACAGCATTACCGCCGTAGATGAACTCAATTGCAGATTTGTGGTCGTCGAATTTGCTCATTTTTTTTCTCCTAGTTTAGATCGGTTGGCCAATTCCGCTCGATCGATGGCTCTATTTAACCATGATTGACGCTTTTGTGTCAACACTATGATTAAAAAAAGGCCCACACGAAGTGGGCCTTAAAGAAGGAGAAAACTATGAAAAAAGTAAGTCAACCAAGCGAATTGAAAGCTTCGTAAACTCGCTCCACTTGATTATAACCGTATTTCTTGGCTAATGTGAGCGCCTCTGAAGCTTTGTATGTCTTCCCATCGATAAACCTAAACAATGGCTCTCCATCCTTTATCTTATCTATTGCTACAAGATAGTAAGGCCCAAACTTAATGTGTTTGATCCTTTTGTTATGTTTTCTTAGATTGAAACTAACCATACATCCCAGCTACCAAATAAAACATCGCGAATATTGCAGCGCATCCTAGCAGCATCCCGCAGATCCCAATCCAGCTAATTTTGCTAAATAGTAGCGCATTGCGCTCGGGATCTAGGTAGATCTGGTCTTGCTCGATCTTCCCGGTGTAGAACAGTTGCTCTAACTTTTGCTTATTTTGATCAGACGGCAAGTTAGCGCCGTTTTCCCAATCGCTCACTGTCTTGCGACTAACGCCAAGCATGACGGCAAGTTCACGCTGGCTAAGTTTAAGTTTAATCCTATGTGTCCGAATGTTATCGGCCGATCTCATGTTTTTAGTCAAGTTCCGTTCCACCATAGTTCTCCGTGATTGTTGTAGTAAATTCCTCAATTTGAGACTTAGCATCCTCAAATCCTTTAGCGACGATAACAGTTTGCTGCACCGATCTCAAATAATTTATCCAGTCTAACTGATTTTTCGACAATGAGCCGCCTTTTTTACGTTTCATCTCGATCCAAAGATTCCAAGCCGGGATCAACATATCTGGGACTCCGGGGGTCACGCCTTCGCTTTTGAGACGAACAGCGGTTACGATATTTCTGTGACCGCCGTTTGGAATAGCAATGATTCTTACGCCTTCGTAATTTTTCCGAAACCAACTAACAAACTCTCGCTGCTCAACGTGTTCACTACGACCAACTTCTTTTTGTGACTTTGAAGTAGTTTCCTTCTTTTTTATAGGATATCTCATTTGGTGGAATTCCATTTAAGTTAAAAGAGTCACATATCTCATCCAGATCGAAGGCATTCTTTACATCGTCAATGACTCCGGCCTTTCTAGCATGTACATACACTGTCTGGCGCGCTGTTGTCCCGGCATATCCTTCGTGCGTCAGCGGAAAATACTCTGTTATGATCGGATCACTAAACAATTTTGAGTAGTAAGTCACTTTAATCATTTCTTTGCCGCTGGCTCGAGACAAATGCGTCTCCCAGCGCCATGAATCTACTAAAAGCTTATCGCCTCCACCGCCCATTATATCGACGTCATGAAGCTTCATCTTTTTCTCTTTTGGCGGCGGGAACACAAAATGGCATTCTGGGCATTCTTTTACGGCTGGCGGCACTAGACTGTCGCATTGCGGACAGGCTTTAACAGGCGCCTCACCGTTGCCCTCTGTGGCCTTGTTTGGTGATTTAACGCCAGTAATTGGGCCGTGAGTCTGAACGACGCCAGCGAAATCCAGCACAAGGCAGTGATCCGTGTGACTCTTGACTCTCATGCCTCGCCCGGCCATCTGGACATATAGGCCAGCGCTCATTGTGGGCCTCAGCATGGCGATCAAATCGATGTCTGGATAGTCGAAGCCAGTTGTGAGCACATTGGCGTTTGTTAGCGCCCTGAGTTCGCCAGACTTAAATCTTTTAATTATCTTTTCCCGCTCTGGCTTTGGCGTGTCCCCGGTAACGCATTCGGCTGGGATACCGTTCTCGATAAGCAGGTCTTTAATCGCCATAGCGTGTTTCACGCCAGCGCAAAAAAATAACCATGCCTTACGGTCTCCGGCTATTTTAATGACTTCCTTAACGGCCTCAGAATTGTTGTGCGGCTGGTTTACAGCTGCCTGTAGTTCTTTCTCGATGTACTCGCCGCCCCGCTTATGAACGCCCTCAACGCTTAACTTGATCCCGGTCAACTTTGACTTGAGCGGCGCCAAGAATCCATCCTCAACGAGCGCCTCGATCGAGGTCGGCTCGATCAGGTCATCAAATATGGCTGGTTTATCTGTGATCATCCCGTGGCCGAGTCGATACGGCGTCGCAGTAAGGCCAATGACTCTCAGCGCTGGATTGATGGCCTTTAGCGCGTCAATCAGTTTGCGATAACCAGTGTTTTGATCTGTGGATATCAGGTGCGCTTCATCGACGATCATGAGGTCGACGTGACCTATTTCGTGCGACTTGTTTCTGATAGACTGGATGCCAGCAAACGTGATTTGTTGATGGGCCTCTTTACGCCCAATCCCAGCGCTGTATATTCCAAGCGGAGCGTCCGGCCAGTGCATCAACATTTTTTCGGCGTTCTGCTCTATCAATTCCTTGACGTGAGTCGCCATCAAAACTCGAGTCTCAGGCCAATTGGTTATGGCGTCTTTGCAAAGCGCCGCAACGACGTGAGACTTGCCGCTTCCAGTTGGCAGAACGATACATGGATTGCCATCGTTCGCCCTAAGCCAACTGTACAGCTGCTCAATCGCTAATTTCTGGTACTTCCTTAACATTATTAGTTCTCTCCAGCTCATCCGCAACAAGCTTGGCGTATCCACCAATGTCATGCCAAGTGTCGTGGAGATAATAGTTTCCACCAGCAAGGATCCTCGACATTTTGTTGCAAATCATGTCTATGCTTTCCTTCATCATTGGCGGCATAAATTTATAATTTGGTGATTCTCTGACCACTTTCTTTAGACTCTGGCTGATCGCGCTGACCGTGACATAAGGCCCGTACTGGCCGTGGCGCTCCGCAAGTGTTGCTTCAATTGTTTTGTTTGTCATCCGGTTATCTTCCCATCAAATTGACTACGAATATCCATGACGTCTGGATCCTGATTTACACAAGCTGCTGTGTTCGATACAAGTTCAATGCTGGAAAACGTGTTAGCGTCGCCTTCACCGTTTCTGATCGCTTTGCCATCGATCATGAACACGGCCTCAGCGTCCGTGCTACTCTCGATCCTTGGCCAAGGCACGACGTCAGGATGAAGAACATGCGATGGGCATCCTGTTCGCTGAAACTCTTCAGGTATCCCAGCTGACTCGAATCTTTCGCAGTCCCAAGTGCCATCAGGCATGGGCGTCGAGTGAGCGCATGTCCGACAGTTAATCTGCGTAGTTGGTTTTTCCTCGTGACAAATATGGCGAGCCGCACACTGTTTGCAAGTGAAGAACGTTGGATCGTTAGTGATCCTCGGTGGTGCCTCATTTGCCAATGTAATGAATTCTCCCTTTTTTAAAAGGCGCTCCGCGAACGGCTCATCGAAGTCGATGATCTCTGTGTACATCTCATCATTATTTTTGTTCACCGCGACGTACAGCGCCTTGTTGATTTTCTTGCCAAGCATATACAGCTGCATTTGCGCGTAGTGCTGCGGCTTGGTTTCCTTCACGCCTTTCCTCGAGGTCGAGTCAAATGATCTCTGGTTGTGAGTCTTGAACTCAGCAATCATTGTCTCCGTCTCATGCCCGGGAACGCCGCCAGTAATAATGCCGTCGACCGAGCCGCTGACGTGATTTCCAAAATCAACTTTAGACTGGTTATCGCCAACTTCTTTGATATTAATGCCAATCGCCCAAAGGTCAGAGACAATTGTATTCTCCTCGAGGTGGCCTCGACGAAACAACCGCCTCATCCGTCCCGAGAAGTTTTCCTTAAATGCCCAACGGAACATGTACCAAAGGAATCTTTCACACTTGTGACCTAATACAGAGCCGCCCATATGGCCGCGTTGCGTGTCTGTGGTTTTCTGATGGTACTCGTCAATCCGTTCGACAATTTTGCTCATTAACCAACCAACCTTTCTATTTTTAATTTGGATGCGATCCACTCACCTCTACTTGAGATGTGACTTTTCCCATTCTTTAACGAATCATTAACGTAGAGAGCGTACTCAAGTTTATTAGCAACGTTTCTAATGCACTCCATTCCTTCGTCAGAATAAATCAAGTCCAGCGCATCAGTATTCATCAAAAACACTTCACTTAAAGTTTTTAATTCTGCGGTCGTCAGGATCAACGAATGCTTCGTGGCATTATCTAAGGCATCTTCTAAGTAATTTTCTAAATCCATTGTTTTCTCCAAAAAACATTGAGGGGCCGAAGCCCCTCTTGTTATTAAAATCCGACTCTCTCAACTATCAAGTTTGCAATCTTTGGGTCGACCAAGCCAACCACATCAATATCAAACTTTTTCGAGATAGTCTTCGCATGATTGATCGGGAAATATCCTCTTGACTTGCAATGTGCAATGTACTGCTGAGTTACTCCCAATATTTTGGCCAGATTTTTTTGTGTTCCGGCCTCATCAATTGCGTGATTAACAAAATTTCGTGCCATAAAGATCTCCTTATTTCGCCCAAGGCGCGTTAGCGTTAGCGTTGGTATCAGCTGTTGGCGGCTTCGAGCCGTTGCCAGTTGTTTTCCAATCCTTAACGTCATTGGACGCTGCGTACTGACCAGAAGCTGGGCGCTCAGTTACTTTAATTTTTACATCGAGACCGACCAGTTCATTAGTATCTCTAGGTAGGCCGCTCATCCCGCCAGCTAACGCCAACTTACTGAGTTGAGTTCGGCCAATCTTTTCAGCAACTGGATTGGGATTGTGCACATTCAGGTTCCCCCAAATCACACGACCGCTATGCTCCGGGCCAGTGATATCGTAACGGACTGCGATGTATTTCCCGTTCCCGGCCTTTGTCGTTCTAAGTTCTGCCGACATGACTCGAGCGTCGTACCACCCATCAGGAACTGGGGCATAGTCAGCGTTTGCGTCTGCGACAAAGTCGTAAGTATCAAATTCAAGATCCATAGTTATTTTCCTTCTAAAGTTATTGAATACGAAGGTCTGCCCGGAACAGTTGTGATCGCTCCGAGAAGAGGCTTCGTAAGATTTTCGTCTGCCTTTTTCCAAGCAGACATGTTTATGTCCGGCTTCCACCTAAACAGCGTCGGCAGATGGTCGGACAATCCGTGTTCCGCTGCGATGTCTTGCAATACGTCACCATCGACTTTGCGAGTCATGCGGCTGGTAATTTTCAACTTGTAGTTGTTCTGAGTCAGCAACTTCGTGCCTTCTTCAGTCTCATCGAGTTTGATCAACTTGCTGATCTGATCCTCGATCTCTCGACGCTCATCGATAGCGGCTTTCTCTCGAGACTTTGCCGCTATCCATCGTCGACTGAGTGCGTCTAATGCATCAGGCATCTTGACCTCCAATCTTTGCAATGAGTTTTCCTAAGTCCGGATCCTCCCAGTCAGAAAGCTTCCCGGAACGATCCTTCGCGATCCAAGATGTATCGCCCTTGCACATTAGGCCGCGCCATTCTTTGTCGTCAGTCTTGCCGAATCGCATCGCCAGAACTTCGTCAAACAGATACGGCAACTGCTGGCCAGTCTTGCTGCCGGGCATCGACGGCCCCCAGAACAACTTGCCGACGTCGTCTTGGACTTGCGACAACTTCGCGGTCATGTAAACGTGCATCGGTAAATTACGGAACGCACGGATGATTGACATCATGCTGTCAGCGAGCGCGCCATAAGCTTGACGAGGATCCTTCGACTTTTGTTTTTCCTCACTCAGTACGACCTCGCCGATTTCTGATATCGAATCGATGGCGACAGAAGAATATTCGCCGCCCTCGTTCTTCAACCAGCTGTACGCCTCTTTAAGATCGTCCATCGTCTCGACCTCGATGTACGGGATGTCAGTCCCATCGAGTGAGCGCAGACCAGATTCAGCTGACAAGATGATTGGTTTTGGAAGTGTTTTGATCAGAGTGGTTTTGCCTGAGCCGCTCTGGCCGTAACACAAGATGTTGATGTGACTCGTCGCGATCGACGATGTCGTTTTTAGATTTATAGCCATGTTTTCTCCAGTTAAATGGCGGTCGGAAAATCCCTTCGCCAATATTTAGGTTAGCAGAGTCGTTTTGGAATTGCAATATACTGGTCAGTATCCACAAGCATCTCACTGTATTCGTCGAACGCTTCGTCTCGATCGGACTTGATCGTTAGATCAGAGTCCGGGAAGAAGACCTCAATCGATTCTGCAATCGACGTGATGCCGTCTTGCTCGATGACGTAGAGTCCGACTCCCGGTAAGACGTGGTTAGACACAGTCGTGTTTCGATCGCTTCCACTCACCGACACGAGTGTCACAAGCATTGGCGATTTCTCGTCCGTGGATACAAACTTTTTTATTTTCATCTGTCTGCCTCTTATCCCATTCTAACGCAACGAGATAAGAGAGCATGATGACGACTAGGCCGCCGAGAAGAAAATACATAAGGTCAATGAGTCGTTCTAAAATTTTAAGCATTCCAGTTATCCCATTTCTCAATCATGATTGGCTCAACGATATCGCAAAAGATTTTCGCCTCTTTGTGCATTTCGTACTCGTAAGTCTCGACGGCGGCAGTCTCGATCTCAGCAAAGTATCCAGCGTACTCGAGCACTTGAGGTAGATTCTTATCATCCCGGAAGATGTAACAGAACTTGCCCTCGACCTTCAGGATCTCTGGGATCTCGTGATCGCGGTCAGCTGCCATCGCGAGGAACAATGTGTTTACTTTAATTACGACCACGTTTATCTCCTTTTCTAATATCAATGCAAGACTTACACATCCACTTACAATTACTTGTGTTAGCTCTAAACTTGCCGCCCTCGAGCGGCCTGTGTTTATTGCAATAGGCGCAGTATCGCTCCCCGGTGTATCGAGCGACGGCCTCGCGCATTTGATTTATTTTCATTCTTTGATCCGGCAACTTTTTCTCCTTCAAGTTTTACTGAGTTTATTTTCCAATTGTCACCATGAAGATTCTCATGGCAGGCTTCGTCATAATGCATTTTTGCGGATGCGTGGTCAACGTACTCGCCGACCACATATCCGTTGACTATGACCTTAAACACCGAAGCGCAGCGAGAAGATCGCTGACGTGGTGGTGTACTTTTCGCGAGTGTTAGAGTCAACACCCATGTCATCAATCAAAGTCTTCCAGTCAAGAACTTTGCGATTTGCTTCAACGTAAGTTGCGTTGTACACGTTGCCGCAGACTTTCTTGATACCGCTGGCTTGGCACTGGTCTTTGATCTCTGCCTCGAGCGCTTTGATCTCGCGATTGTAATCAGCAACGATTTTCTTCATTGCGCCAACTTTGTCGACTAGTGTCTCGAGCGTGTTTTCTGCTTTCATTTTTTTCTCCTAAGTTTAGGACTGTCGGCCCATCCGGCTGTCCATGTATGTAATTCTAAACCAACTGACAGAAAAGTGTCAACACTATTGAAAGTGTTTAGCCAACCATTTCAGAACTGCTGGTTTTGTTTTTGGTAGCGGCGGCAGCTCGCAGACAATCCAACCAAGGTGCTGGTACTTATCCGTGAGCTGCTGCGCTTCCTTGAGGGAGCCAACATATGCTGTTGGCCGCCCCTCGATACTTACACGATAGATCTTCATGATCCGATCGTACATCAATGATCAGACGTTGTTAAGAGTCGTCGCCCGTCTCAGCACTCGAGCGCGCTCAGACTGGGTCAACGTCGATAACAGATTGAGCGCCTTGATGGCAAACTGGCGCTCGTGCTCTGCCGTGAATTTTTTCTGTCGAGGCTTGGATAGTCCAAGCTTCTTCAGAGTGTCAGAGTCAAGATCTTCTATTCTCATATTTTTCTCCCGTAAGAGGTATTAGGCTTTCGCCCAATACCCGTAGATCATTTTGTGTGTGCTGTTCCATGAGTCATGGGCCACACCGTCTTTGACAGCAACAAAGTGTTTCGCCATTCTTGCGATCACCGTGCCAGTCGGCATATCTCCAACGTATGCCTTGCGCCCGTCAAACTTTGGAGCAGAAAACCATTTCCAACCATGCGCCTCTAGCACTCGATTGAAGTCTTCTTTGAACACTCCGTTGCGAGCGCTCTTGACTCTCATCCGGCCAGCTGCATTCGCCTCAGCAAGTTCGTCGTAAGCGGCCTTGTAGTCAATGCCCAAGGCAATTGCCATTGCACGAGCTGCGCAATCTCCGGCCCTGCCTTTGAAATATTTGCTTCTACCGCCATCGTCATACTTGAAATTTGTCATGCAAAACCTCCAACTTTGTTTAGGACTTTCAGCGAAATGCTCTTTGTCCATACCCCTATTGTAAAACAGTTTTTCGTCCGAAGTCAAACAATATCGATAAAAATATTGATAAAAAAACGTCATTTAGGGGTTGTGCGCTAGATTCGTTCGCGTATAATTCAAGTTATGGGGCGAGAGCAATTAAGCCGAGATCCCGAAAACAAGGAGAAAAACATGAACAAATTTAATCATCACGGAACATTCGATTGCAGAATATGCGGCAGACACACTCGCGATACTGAGCGCGAAAACGGCGAGGTTCAGTTGTGCCCGCACTGCGATCATCTGTCTGAGTTCGAGAACATGATCAATGACGGCGATGCCTTGACCACCGCGCAGCAGAACACTGCGCTGGTCGTTGCGAGAGATCTCGAGACGAAATGCGACCACAAGGCGGCTGATCTTTTCCCATTCTTGGCAAAATTTAACTAACATACGAAAGGACACCTAGCGCGTTAGGTGTCCTTAATTTTTGGAGAAAAAAATGCAGATCAAAGTTTTATCAGACAATGCGGCACACATCACAATCGGCGATTGGACGATCTACGTCGACAACAGCACAAACGAGCACGTCATATCCAGCTGGAAGGATGGATACAACGGCGTGATCAATGTGAGATCAAATCAGGGAACGTTTACCGGATTCAAGTTAGACGTCGATCAAAAGGGGACATAGCGCGCTACGTCCCTTTTTATTCTGTCAGGTTGAGATAAATCCTCTCGATCTTGGCGCACTCGATCTCGCGGCTCTCCCACTCTTTCCAAGTCTGGGCTGGTTTATTCCCGGCTCTGGCATACTGAGCCGCGTGACACGCCTCGTGGAGAATCACGTTTGGTTTATTCATGTGTGGCGCAAGGTAAATCACCGGGATATCGCCAGCGAGGAAAAAGGTCGCATTGCTTGGCGTGATAACCGTGTTATCAGGATATTGCAGATTGAACAGCAAGAGAAAACTAATTAGTTCTTTCATCGCATCCTCCGATCTGTGAGTCTTGATGTTAACTAATTTTTAAAATAAGATGTCAAAAAAACGGTTTTAACAAGGAGAAAAACATGGAATTACAAGAAATCAAAGACTTACTGTCTGACCGCAATCTTACCGAGGTCAGTCGCCGCACCAATGTCAGTTACTCGACGCTCAGGAATATACTGAGTGGGCGGTCGGTTGATCCGAGCTACAGCACCATCGACAAGTTGAGAAAGTATCTGATGTCAACATGTCCGAGGTGCGTCAATGGCTGATATTACTGAAATCTGGCGGGACAAAGTTCCTGTCGATCCACCTGAGATACAGTTCAAAAACGCAATCGAGGAGGCCGGGTTAGATGCGCCAGCAGAAATCATTTTCGATGGAAGAATTCACCGATTTAATTCGGGTAGCAGTGGAAGATCAAATCGTTCAGATAAAAGTGGTTGGTATATTGCTTTTGGCGGTGGCAGTATCGCTGCCGGGAAATTCGGAGACTGGCGCCTTTCGATCGAGAATAAGTGGAGACAGGATATTGGTCGCCACCTCACGCCGAGTGAGGAACTTGAGTTTTCGAGACGTATGGAGGCGGCACGTCAAGCGAGAATCGAGGCCGAACAGGTAATGCACGACAATGTCTCCGAGGTCGTTGAAAAGATCTGGAGCGAGGCAGCAGCTGCAACTGATCATCCTTATCTCGTTAAAAAGAAGATTCATCCGCATGGCGCTCGAGTCACTGGCGATGGACGGCTCATCGTGCCGCTGTTTAACGATGACGGAGAGCTGACTACGCTGCAATACATAGATGGCTCCGGGGGCAAGCTTTATCACACTGGCGGTAAAACTGGCGGGTCATTCTGGCGTGTTGGTGATAACGACGATGGCAATATATATGTCGCTGAGGGGTTTGCTACGGCTGCAACCATCGCTGAGACGACTTCTAAGGCGTGTTACGTTGCGTATTCGGCCTCCAACATACCAACAGTCGTCGGTCAGCTGCGTGAGCGCTACGGGCGCAAAAAGATCATTGTCGTTGCTGACCATGATAAGTCTGGCGTCGGCAAGTCATACGCTGATCAGGCATCGGCCAAACACGGATCGATAACGATCGTGCCGCCGATCGAGGGGATGGACGCGAACGACTATCTGCTCGACGGAAATGATCTCGCGGCACTTCTTGAGCCGCCTGAGCCAGTTCACGATTGGCTAATCGATGGCAATGAGTTCACCAAGAAACCAGCGCCGATCAGCTGGTATGTAAAGAACTGGATCCAGAATCGATCATTGATGATGGTTCATGG